CAGGGGCAGTCGCGGCAGCGGCAACCGTCGCCCCGGCCATCGTGATCGCGGCATCAGCCTTCGCAGGGGCAGTCGCGGCAGCGGCAACCGTCGCCCCGGCCATCGTGATCGCGGCCGAGAGTGTCGCCCCGGTGCTCGTTGAAAGCGTGGCAACAACCGTCGCCCCGGCCATCGTGATCGCGGCATCGACCTTCGCAGGGGCAGTCGCGGCAGCGACAACCGTCGCCCCGGCCATCGTGATCGCGGCATCGACCTTCGCAGGGGCAGTCGCGGCAGCGGCAACCGTCGCCCCGGCCATCGTGATTGCAGCCGACGCCTTCGCAGGGGCAGTCGCGGCAGCGGCAACCGTCGCCCCGGCCATCGTGATCGCAGCCGACAGCGTTGCCCCGCCGCCGGCCGCGGCCTTTGGAATTACGAGCTTGGTCGTATAGACCTTGCCCTTGACCGCTGGCGGCACCTCGCGCAAGCGAACCACCACGCCGCCCGCCGACACTGCTGCGCTCGCTGTATAGGCCCAAGTCGTTGCTACGCTAGCCGTTCCCGACGTTACTGCATCAAACGTGTCAACAACATGCCGCAAGTCGTTGCCGGTAGTGACTGCGGTCGTTGCTCGGTTCGTCCGGGCGCCGAAGGTAATGCCTGCCGCGGTCAAGGCTTGCGCGGACTGCGTCGCTGTATCGACTCGCTGGCCTACCACAACGGACGCGCAATCGCCCGGCGCCCATTCGATCGCCGCCGTCGTCATGCTGACGCCCGTGCCGCTCGTGCTGTCGTTCGCGCCCTGCGCAACCACGTCCCAAGAATACCCGGCGTGCCCGAGCACCCATCGCGTCATTGTTCCGCGAGCGGTATTGCCGTTCGTGATGCTGACCGTTACGGAAGTCTCGCCACCGACGGCAACCTTACCGAATACAGTCGCGCGACGCGGCCCCGTATCAACGCCGAAAGTTCCGTCAGTGCTCGCGCCCGTTGCGAGCAACGTCCAGCCACTAGGCGTACTCGGGACTTCGCTGTTCGTCGCGCCACTGGATACCTCAATCGTCAGATAGTTGCCGGCGACAATACCCGTCGGCACTGGAACAACAACAGAAGTTGATCCGTTCGCCCCCGTGCCGATCGCGCCAAAACTGACCGATGGCGCCGGCACTGATGTTGCGGCGGCAATCTCACATTGAATATTGAGGTCGCCATAATTGCTAATGCCGCTCGGCGTAAACGAATAGCTCGTCACGCCGATCGGCAGCGGATCGACTGTGACTGTTCCCCGAGTCGTGCCCGCGCCTTCGATCAAGGTCGCAATTAGCTTTTTCTCAGGCGAGCCCGACGCTCGAAATGCGAGCGTTTGCGTGCCGGCTTCTGGCGTGCTCAGTGCCGCTAGGCCCACCTTGCAAGTGCTATCGGCTGACGTTTCGATCCATTCGCTATCCGTTTCGTCAGCGAGCGGCGCATACAGGTCCGCGCCCGTGCTCGGCGTCCATGCTCCGTCGGTCACGTCCGCGTTCGGGTAGGCGACTTGAGGGAACGACGCCGTCGCGGCCACGGTCGCCCCATCCATCGTAATCGAGGCCGACATAGTCGCCCCGCCCGCGCCGGAAGCTACCGCATTGAAGTCGTCAAAGTAGCATGACGAATTCGACCCGACGCAATATATGCCGGCGAAATCTGCGGCAGTAACGCCCGTGGTTGCCGAAATGCGCTCTACGCCATCAATTAGCAGTTTCGCCGTCGTTCCAGCGAGGCGCAATTCCAACGACCGGGCCGTCGTCGGCGCATCCCCGGCGTAAGTGCCCAACGAGCTTGCCGACCCATTGATAACTTCAGTCAAAACCCATTCTTGAAGTCCGCCATGCCAAAGCGCCGCAATATAGGTCGCCACACTGGCGGACATGCGACCGGCCGGGCCGGGGGCGTATGAGGTTGTCGCGTTAGCGGCGGAAGTCAGGAAAACGCTGTAATCGGCCGTACCCGGAGCGGCATTGTAGTAATACCAAGGGCCATTGTTGTACTGGTCGTAAGCGTGTCCGCTGCCGTCTAGGACAGCATTGCCAGTGCTACCCGGCGCTGGCGTCCAATTCGCATCATGCGCCTGCAGCGTCGTGCCGGCGGTTCCGTTAAACAGATCGGACGCAAATGCCACGGGATTACCTCGCGCAAACTAAAAAGCCCCGGCCGGTTTTCTGACCGCCGGGGCTCGCTGTAACGACGACGACTAGCCTGCCGAGGGCTCGGGGGCGGGCTCGGGGGCGGGCTCGGGGGCGGGAGTAGCCAGCAGCGCAGCGGCGTCACCGACATCACTCGACGCGAGCGTCACAGTTTCCACGGGCTCGGGCGGCCTACGAGCGAGGCGATCAGCGTCGAGCGTGGCAAGCTTGCCGTCGATATATTCCCGCAACGACGTGAGAGCGCCGCGCACGTCATCGACTGGCGCGTCATCATGCGTTGCGATGCTGTCGGCATGCATCTTCGCATAGCCCCATTTGGTATTGATGTCCATTACGGGTTCCCCTCGGTCATAGTGAACGTATTGACGGACACGGCTTGCGCATTGGCAAGCGTGGTGTTATCCATCGTGGCATCGCCGCCGCCGCCGGTCGCAGTGACGGTGCCTTGCATGTGGCAAGTCGTGCCGGCGGTATCCTTGATGCGGAAGTGCGCGGCGGTGCCGGCGGCGATCGCAGTGCCCGACCACGTACCGGCGAGGGCTTTCGCGCCCGAGGCCGAAGCGCCGAGCCAATCGGACGGCAAACTCAGTTCGGCGAGCAGCGTGCCCGAATCGGCAGCGGCGCAGTTTGCCGGCTGCGCCCCGGTGCGCAGTTGCAGTTTCGGCGAAGTGCCGATCGCGGTTTCGCGGGCATCGTTCGCCGCGTTGCGCACGGCTACGGAAGTTTGAATAGTCATTGCTCGACGCTCCTAGATTGGCAAGACGGCCCGACTCGTACAACGACAATTGATTTCCTCGCCGGGCTGGATATATTTGCCGGAAATCAGGCAACCGGCCGCTATCTTATACCGTTTTCCGTTTGCCGCAACATGATCCGGGCGAGGATTCTTGCCGGCATGCGAATGCATCCATATCGCTTCGGTGATCCCGAGCTCAAGCTGCCGGGTCCGATTGACGACCGCATTCGCTTTATTCGACTGATCCCGGGCGATCAGTTCGGCACGTTTCGCCGTTACCGGGTATATCTGCCGGAGCTCCGCGACCATTGTTTCGAGGTCGCGCCCGAGCGAATACGACCGCATGACGACGCCGTCGATTTGCCGCAGGTATTGCTCGGGAATCGACTTTATCAAATTGACATTTTCAGCAATCGACGCATTCAGCGCGTCACGCATCGCCGCGGTCATGTTGAAGTCGACCGCCCATCCGGCGTCTTTGAGTGCCTGACGAAACGCGCTGTCACTCGCCTTGAATGCGCCGCGCACGTATGCGTCGGCAATCTTCGGGGCGTACTCGTCGAATTTGGCAATCCATCGTTTCGCAAGGCCGTCGAGCGTCTTGCGCATGCTTTGCGACGGCGAGGCGTCTTGCGCGAGCATGCCGATTCTCGGGGGCGCCTTGCGATACGCTGCCCTGATCCAATACTCAATGCTGCCATGCATTTCCGCGATCAGATCAGCAAGCGCCCGCCGATATCGCGACTCAATGCCACGATTCGCATGCACGGGCTTGCAGAGCTTAGGCTTTGTCACGCTTCACCATGTAGGCATCAGACTTGTCGTTATCGGGCATTACCTTTTCGAGCTTGTAGCCTTTATCGGCAAGCGCCGACTTTGCTTGCGCCATAAATTCCGGGTCGCTATGTGCATCGCCGAACAACACGCCGACGCCCTTGCCGTACTTCGTAACCGATATGCCGCCTTGATATTTCGCAATGTCCTTTTGACGCTCAGCGATCGGCAAATCGTATCGCAGGAATTTGCCGCCGAGCGCCTTCAAAGTCGACGTGACATTGCTTATGCGTTGCTTAATGCTCTCGGGCGGCTCGCTCGACTGCGCGGGCGGCTCGCTCGACTGCGCGGGCGGCTCGCTCGACTGCGCGGGCGGCTCGGCCCATTGTGAATATTGCCGCATCACTTCCGGCGAATACTCTTTGCCGGTATGAATTCCGGCGAACACTTCGGCAACAAATTCTTTCGGGCTTGTCATTGCGTAGCGGCTCACCTCGCCGGCAAGTTCCTTTTGCGCTGGCACGGGCCAATAGCCCGGCGCTTTCGTGTGCAGAGTATGCCCCACTTCATGCAATAGCACGCCCATTGGCGACGACGACGCCAAATGGCCCGACTCGGCGTTGCTCTTTGCCATGGCGGCCGGGTCTTTCCAAAACGGCGACGACTTGTTGATTAAAACGCCATTCGTCGGACTTCCGATCGCGGCAAATCTGCCGTCAGTCTTTCGCCCGGACGGATTTTCAGTCATGGCATTTATGCCGGCGTCATTTAGAATCCGCGCGGCAATTTCGGCATTAGCTTTCGCCGTTTTACCCCATGCTGGCGTCATCGCGCCTATGTCGGCAAACTTTTTTACCACATGGGCCGCCCCCGCCGGGGCGTTACCTTTTGGGCCGCCGCCGCCCCCCGAGCCGAATTTGCCGTCAGGCGCTCGGGGGTGATCCCCTTCTTTCCAATCGCCGTCTTTCGCCGCGAATGGCGGCGCATTCGGGTCGTCGTTTGGGTCAGTCTCACCGAATCCCGGGGGCGTCGGCGGCACAATCTCGACGGAAGTGTCGAGCCCCAGATAGCCGCTTTTCGGATCGCGGGCGAGCCGTTCGCGTTCCTCTTGCGGGTCAATGACGCCGGCATTGATATACGCCGTCGCGGCCTGACTATCCTTGAGGCGAATATCGGCCTCTTGCGTAGCGTCAAGCTGATACAGCGGCACGAATTCAAAGCTGATATCCGGGTCGATTTCGCCAAATTCGGAAAGCTGCACGATACGCAAAACGGTTTCGATCAAGCTGCGATAGTGCGCCTCTTGCTGCGCGGCAACCCAATCGTAAAAGCTGCGAATTTCCCCCTCGCTTGAAGCATTCAAGCCGGTAGGGCTGACGCCAATCAAGATGATTGCGGGAATATGCGACACGCTGCACATTTGTTCCTGTGCCTGCGCCTGCAGTTCATGCAGTCCCGAGAGCGGCGTATTGATCTGCACCAATTCCTCGCGATCTTTGTCGAGCAGCATTAGCCCGCGATTGCTCCGCGTGGCCGTAAATAGCTGCGCTCGCGCAACGACCGCGGCGCCGTCATCGTCACCATTCAAAACCTCATCCATTGCCGTTGCGAGAGCGGTAATGCTGAAATTGTTGATAAGGTCGGCCACGCTTTGCCGAGTGCGGAGCCAGTTATCGACGTAGGGCTCGGCAAGCTGCGAGAGCGACATGCCCGCGAAGTTAAATGCGGGCTTGAGGATATCCGGCAGCGGTCGCGTCACGACCGTCAGCAAACGCGACGCATGCACCTCTTTGCCGAGCATGAACCACTTTGCGGGGCGGTAGAAGTCAGGGGCGGTCGGGTCGATTGAGTCGTACCCGGAAGGCGTAGTCCACACCGGATCGACAGCCGTTATCCGCTTCAACGCCCCTTTGCGTATGGTGCGCTTGTCGAGGATAAGAGGCAATTCGCGATTTGGGTCGCCGACATCGACAAACATTTGCCCGCGGCCGAATAGCGCATCGTGCTCGGCAATCTGGCGAATGACGTTGCGCAAATCGAGTTCGACGAATTTGCGCTCGATTTTCTTAATTTTCTCCGACGTGTCGGTCGCGTCGTCTTGCTTGCTCGTCAGCTTGATCCATTCGCGAGTAAGCTCGGTCGAGAGCGCCGCAGCGAACGCCCGATACTCTGCGCGGGTTGCTAGTTGCGCAAGGTACGGGAAGCCCGGGAAACCGCCCCCGACGGCGCCGCTTGCTGCATAGGTATAGGTCGCACTGTCGGCAGCCAAAACGGGCGCGTCCACTCCGGCAGGCACTACGCCGGGCATTAGTGTCGGGGGTCGGATCGGGAAATCATAGACCTTTTTCCCGCTCGCCTTCGCCATTTCCCGATCGGCCGCTATTTGCAGACCGCGCTTGTCGCTAGTTTTAGCCATCGTGGCCGCTCCTATCCAAAGTGCGGCCCATTGTACGCCCTAAAAATAATTGTTGACGTATGTAAATAATTGACATACACTGCAATCGTCAACAACACAAACGGAGCGCAAATCATGACGAATACCAAGACCCAAACCCGCGGCCACTGCCAATGCTGCGGCCGTCAGCAGGCCGTCAATGGGACGATGGCCCACCACGGATACACGGTCGAGCATGGCTATTTCAACGGAGTCTGCCACGGCCACAATCATGCGCCGATCGAAAATGATCGCAGCGTCGCCGACCAAGTTATCGCCACGGTTCGCGCCGACGCCATCGCGCTCCGCGCCGAAGCTGATCGATTCGCATCCGGCGAGATTCACCCGAAGCAAATCGAAAGCGGTCGCAGCGAATGGCAGAATGGCCGCCTCGTTCCGATCATGCTCGCTTGGGACGATGCCCCTGAGTACAAGCGGCAAGAGGCCGTCAAGTCTATCGAATGGTCGAAGCGAAACCGCGCACGGGCGGCCGACCAGTTCGCTAACGACCTGCAGCAAATCGCCGACAGCTTCAACGGCAAGCCCCTGCAAGTCGTCGAAGTCGAAGCGAAGGCGGCACGCATTCAAGCCGGAGAAAAGCGCGAAGGCAATAACTGCACGCTGATCGCCGAGTATCAAGACGGCGGCCGGGTCTATTACAAGCTCAACGGGACCGGCCCGATAAGGTGGCGTGGCGTCGCTAGCTGGCGCAAGATGCCGCTGATTTCCTGACGAAACGCCGAGGGGCTTCGGCCCCTCAAAAAAAAAAATAATTGTTGACATATGTAAATAATTGACATACACTGCAATCGTCAACAACAGGAGTTCGCTACCATGTCCCTGATTCTCCCCGCATCTACTTCCCCGCTCCGCGCTCTTTTCGACGTTAGCCACCTCGCCGAAATGTGCGCCCCGAGCAATCGCGCCAAGCTGCCGACGCTGTTGGGGGCGCTGCAGTCCGCTCGCGATACGCTGCGCAGCGACAAGGCGATCCGCATGGTGCACCTGATCGCGCTGCGTGCCGACGGCCACGTCATTCTGATGGAGTGCCGGCGCTCGCACAATTCTTCGCTGCCGTCACACGTCACGCTGTTCGATTTCGGAGCCCTCTGACCATGAGCAGCCCGGCAGAAGTCAAAGCCCTCGCGGATAAGCATGGCGTGCAGTTGGAAATCCTGCGATCCGCGAGCGGATGGGATATCGATTGCTGGTCGCCCAACGGCCTGCGCTTCAAGTGCTCGGGCACGCATTTTCTAGCGTTGCCGGGCGACGGCTACTACACGCGGCCGGATTGGGCCGAGACTAAGCGAGCCCTTGCCGACGCAATCGCCTACGGCTTCGAGGAATGCGACGATCCCGACTGCGACGTTTGCGAAAAATAGTTGTTGACGTATGTAAATAATTGACATACACTGCAATCGTCAACAACAGGAGCAACGAACATGGCAAACCAAATCGCGCAAACGATCCTGCAGCAACTCGGCGGCAATCGCTTCACCATCATGACCGGCGCAAAGAATCTTGTCGCCGGCCCCAACTATCTGCAATTCGACATCGGCCGCGGCGCGATCAACAAGGCTAACAAGGTGCGCGTCACGCTCGACACGAACGATACTTACCTCGTCGAGTTCTTCTATCTGCGCGGAGTCAATTGCAAGACCTGCCCGGGCGCCGCTCGCGGCATCTACGCCGATCGCCTCGCGCCCTATTTCACCGAAGCAACCGGCATGGATACGCACCTCTAATCATGGATCGCGTAACTCGAATCGACGACGAGGCGAGCTATCGGCTGATGTCGGCCGCGCTCCCTCTCCTGACCCCGGCAGCGCAAGAGCTCGTCAAGAGCGTTGCGGTATTCGTCACAGCCGCCCGACGTGGTCGCGCAAATTGGCGGGGGCGCCTCGTGCGCGTTCCGACGTTCGTATTTAACGACACGATCAACTTTGCCGGCCGCGGAACGGTCGCAGGGGGCGACGCCTTTGCAGCCTATTACCTCGCGCACGAGCTCGCGCACGTAGCGGCAAAGACCGGCACGCATAGCCCGCAATTTATGGCGGCCTTCAAAGAGCTATGCCCGCCCGAATTGCAATGGTACGAAACGCTCTACAAACCGAGAGCGGCAGCCGCGGCCGGCATCGTTAAAAATAGTTGTTGACATATGTAAATAATTGACATACACTGCAATCGTCAACAACAGGAGCCCGCCGCCATGACAAACAAAGTAGCCCAAGTCTGCAACCAAGCCGCAAACGCTGTCGCCCGTAACGCCACGCTGCTCGATTGGGGCGTGCGGTTCACGCTCGACAACGAGCTCGACGCGCTGCGCGTTGCCTATGCCCATCGCAACGCCCCCGGCGGCGTCAAGTGCGAATATCTGGAAGTGACGGGCGAGTATGCCGTCACCATCTTTAACAAAGATTGCCCCGCGGGCATCGATCGGAGCTAACCGCCATGACCAAGACCGAATTGCAAGTAATTCGCAACATCATCCGCCGCCTGCAGTCGCAAAACCTCGGCTGCTCCAATAGCCCCGCGCATGACGCCCTCGTTGCGCAAGCGAACGCCGCCGGCCTTGAAGTCGCCAGCCGTCACTATCTCGATTCATGGGTCGTTCCGGCGCTTGAGCTCCTGCTGCCCGACGGCGAGGTCGAAAGCATGCGCCACGACCCAAAGCTCGCCGCTAGCCTCTCGGGGCGCTAAGCCATGAAGCCAATAGACCGAGAAAGATGGATTCTCGCGTACATGCAAAGAAAGGATCGCAGCGTCGAGAATGTCGACGCAAATTTCGTTGACGACTATGTGGACGCTACGGGCGCCGCATTCGTCGGTCAGCCGTTCGGCGCCCATAAATGCAAGCAACTCGGGCGAGATTTGGGGCGAATGCATGCCCGAGGGGTTTTGACGCGATGGGCATGCGGCTTGCCGAGTGGCGATGCCGCAATGGGTTTTCCGAAATGGGTGTGGACTTACAGCATCGCGCAGAGAGACTAGCCCCTGACGCCCAAAGCGGCATTGATGGCCGCCTGCGTCACGTTGAGCTTGCCGAACAACGGATACAGGCGGCGCAGGGCTTGCGATAGCGCGTCGACTTGGTCGTCATTCGGCGCCGCCGGAAACGTCGTAAGCTCGGCGACCAAATCCTTAACCCAAGGGGCAATATCGGGATGCGGCAGCCACACGTTGCCAGCTTCCCAATACGCCGTAACCGCGTGCGCCCGTGCGAGCTTTGAGCCGTCAGGCTCGACCGGGATCAAACCCGGGACGTGCTTTCTGAGCGTGTCGATTACCGCAGGGCCGTTCGCCTTATCTTCGATCAGAATCTCGCGCACGCGAGGCCATGCGTTGCGCAGCGTGACGACAGCATCGACGGTCTTTGTAAATGACATGCGTGCCCGCGTCTGCGCGAGCAGGTAGCTATTCGCGCCCGCCTTGCCCCACACTTGCCCAACGACGAAGTCGGTCCCGTCAGTGTCCTTAAATGTGCAGTCCCACGAGGCGAGCACCTTGTCGAATTTCGTCGGCAAGTCTTTCGGCAAGTAGTATTGCACGCCCGATTCTTTAAACACGTTGCCGCCGATCGGCTTCGGGCTTTGCTGATACATGGCCGACCACCAGTAATCGCTAAGCTCAGCCTTAAATTCTAGTAGCTGCTCGATTGGGTGCAGTTCCGGCACGAGCGGACCCTGCGGCAATAGCGGGTTGTAACCACTCTCGCCGGGCAGGTTGATCGCAGGGAATCGCAGGACCGTTAGGCGCGAATCGCCAGCATGTAGCGCAGCAATCTTTGCGGGCAGATCATCCTCGGCCCATGATGTCGCCATAATGATCTGGCCGCTATCTTTCGACATGCGCGTTTTGCACGTCGATTGGTACCAATTCCAATGCCCCTCTTTGAACGTCGGGCTGAGCGCCTCTTGCGCATTCTTGATCGGGTCGTCAATTATGAAAATGTCAGAGCTTTTGCCGGTGAATCCCCCGCCGACGCCGTCGCCGATATAGCTGCCCGTTCCGTTCGGTGAGGAAAATTCGCCGTTGCGGTTAATCGTAAATTTGCGCCGCTCAGTCGGCGCCGGAAACAGCCGCAAGTGCTCGGGCGACGCGAGATTGCGGCGCACGTCAAGCGACATGGAATCGGCGAGCGTGGCCGAGTAGCTTGCTGCAGCCACACGCCAATCAGGGAAGCGGCCGAACAGGTAGCACGGCAATTTTCTGCTGACTAGCTGCGACTTGCCATGCTGCGGGGGCGCCTGAAAGATCATAATCGGCCGCTTGCCCGCCCGCATGTCCTCGATAAATTTGTCGAGCGCGGCGCAAACCATGTCAGAGAAAAATGACTTTACGTAACCCGGCGTCGTATATGCGACATAGTCGCCAAACGAGGACCGAGCCCGACGACGTGCGAGTAGTTCGCTAGCCGCTTGTTGCGCTGTCAGCATGGAGGATCGCCGCAAGCTGGTCGTCGGTCAAATCTTCAGCCTTGATTGTCGCGATCGGCAGGGGGCCGCCGCCGGGGCCGCTGAGCTCTTTGCGATCAACGAGCATGCCGAGGTATCGAGCGAGATTATTCAATGCGGCATCCTGATCCCGCATAAGCACCTTGACGCCGTCGCGCGTGCGCTGCACTCCGGCAAAAAGTAGCTTTGCCGAGCCCTTGAGCTTGCGAGTGTCGGCGAAAAACACCTCGTCGGTGCCGAGGCCGCCGCACTCCGGGCAATCTGGATTCGGCTCGCCCGCGGGATCAAAGCCGAAGCCGCCGAGGCCGTCAGGCGCCGGTTTATTGAGCGATTCGGCGTGCTCGACGGCTCGATAGTATTCAACCTGCGTCCATTGGTAGGCATGCTCGACGCCATGGCAGTGCCGGCAATTGACGCGACGCATTTGCGTTAGCTCGTTCGGATCAGCGCGAGCCAATTTAGCCCACTGCGACGCGACCCATTCGGGCGTAACGCTGGCAGCGATTGCCACTTCAGCCATGCGTTCCGCGATCGCCTCGCGAATATACGGCTTTGAAAGGTTCTCGGACCCCATTTGCCGGGCCGTATCTTGCGAGTATCCGGCGCGAATTGCGGCCCGCGTCGCGTTCTCATCGACACAATACTCATTCACAAATTTGCGTTGCTTGGGCGTCAAGTCCATAGTGCGGGCAATTCTGTCAGTGATCGCCACAATTTGCAAGGCTATCAATTCCGGGGTAACGGGGTATTTACGGGGTGGGTACTCTAACTCATTGATTTACTTCTATATATCTCTCTAATACCCCGTTACCCCTCTAAAAAGGTAACAAAAGAGGTATATACATGCGTTAGTTATTAGAAGCGTTCTAATAATAACGTATGCTCGTATCGTATACGGATTTGATGCATGCGGGGTATGAGAAACCGGGGTATAATGAAATCAAGCACTTGCAGATTTGCCCGGGGTTATGGTATCTTAGAATGCATCTAAACTAAGAACTAAGAAAAATCATGGAATACGTAAATCCGAAAACTGGCGAACGCGCTCCGATTCCTTGGGGGAAATCTGCCGCGGCTGCGGCGGGATATTCTCGCTATATGGACGAACGCGGCTGTACGAAATGCGGTAACGCCTCGGTCGGTCGCTACTTTGAGCGCGACGCCTGCGTCGTCTGCTCCATGAAAGAGGCCGCCGAGATTTGGGCGCTTTGGGTCATGGGCAGCCCCGATCGCCCCGCCAATTTCGCCACGAGTCGAGCGCAGGCATTGGAGCTCGGCGTCGACCACTACTACCGGGAAACGCTTTGCAAGGGCGGGCCGCATTTCGTGCAGCCACACGTCAAGAGCGGCAAATGCGTTGCCTGCAGCAAGACGACCCCTGTCGAGCAATCCGCCAGCGACATCATGCAAGGCAACCCGGGGCTGATCCTCGGCCGCGAGGACGCTGCTCTTTTGGGCATGCCGGTCTATCGCACTGGCGAGCCCTGCCGCCGGGGGCATATCGACTTTCGCTACGTATCGAACGGCGGTTGCCTGTCGTGCATGCGGGGCGTCGTTACGGCGCCGGCAATCGCTCAGATTGATGCTAATCGGCGCATGACGGTTGCTGAGCAGGCGCAACTATTCATTGGTTACGCTTGGGACGGGCGGCGCATGCTCGACCCTGATGGTCGCAAGCTGACTGTCGCGCAGTTCAATATCGCGATAGGGGGCGCCGGTCGTTATGAGCTCTCAGGGGGTCGGCCCGACGTATTCACGTCACACGCGGCATTTATTGGCAACTTCGGCCCGGGTCGGCCGCGTCAGTAAAACAGATGATTGCCCCATCGCCCTAGCGGACGCATTGAGCGCCCCCACGCGGGGGCGACGTCGTGCCTATGGTAATGGGTCGCCCCGCCGGTAAAGTCGGGCAGGACTCCCCATAGCGCGACCCTAGCCACACCGACGGCGGTCTGCCACTCTCGCCCCCGGGTATCGGGTCGCTTGTCGTGCTTCAAGCGACCGTGGCGCATGTCCGTGGCCGTCCAACTAAATTGCTTGGGCGCCATGACAACATCGCATACGTCGCGGCCCGACAGCTTCGCCCGATTGATCGTGACCAGCGCGACCGCCTGCTGCCCTGCGATCGGCTCGCCTCGCGCCTCTTTATACACGTTGAGCGCGAGGCATATCAGCGCGGCGTCAATTCCAGTCATGGTCCCTTGACTCTCACGCCGTCGCCGTCGCCTTGAAACTGTATAAGCCTCATGGCGCAGGCTTCCAATACGGGCAATGCTTCGCGAGCTCGGCATGCCGATCGATCGAGACTTTGAGCGGCGCAGGCTCTCGCCCGGTCAGCCAGAACATTGATGCGGGAAGCGCGGGCAGTTTCCAAACGTAGGTGCATTGCCCGACGCCAGATGGGTGCAGCCGCCCATCTGCCGTCATTGCCCATTTAGCATAACCGCAGCCTTTACAGGTTTTCATAGCGTTGCCTTTATGTTGTTCGCCAGTGCTTGAGCGATAGGACCGGGCGCATTCTGCTGCGCGTCAGCAACACGAACGCCACGACAATGAACCGGATGAGCTTCATGTCGGCTCCTTCCCCTGCGCGATGGCGGCTTTCCGATGTTCCTCGGCAATCGCTCGAACAGGTAGGCGGCATCGTGCATCGCTATTGCGTATGAAGTTCTCCCCGCCTTCTGCCGTGCTTCGTTAGCGGCGGCGAGTTGTTCGCGTAAGCTACTTTTCGCTTCATTGGCTAACGTGAATTGGCTCTCCAACTCCGCAATGCGCTGTTCGAGTTTTCTCACGCCATCAATAACCCACGGCGCAGCTTCGCAGTTTGGACGTAGACGTTCGCTCAGGCACGCAACCGGCTTGGCTTCGAGGGCGGCGCGGAGCAGGCGAGTCACAAGGCTTGCCGTTGCGATACCGCAGCCGTCGCGCACAACCGCGGCCAGATGCTCGATCTCCTGTTCCGTGAATGCTTCACGCGGCACTAGTTCCCTGTCGGTCATTGCGCTTTTTCCTTCGGTTGATCGATAACCGCATTCCCTTGGGAATCCCGCTGAGTATCGCTGTGACTACCACCACAGCCGGCGAGGATCAGCGCGAGCAAGAAAAGCCCCAAGCCGACAACAACGCCGATTGCCGTCGGCGTGCTCGCTTCGCTCGTGACGGCATGCTGCTCGTCACGAGCGAAGTAGATCGCGGAGCCAGTGACGAGCGTCACAAACAGCACGAACGCGACGACCGCGACTGCCCAAAATGCGGCCTCTTGACTGATGCCGATCAGCGCGAAAAATGCCTCGGTGCTAAACATCGCTTCAATCATGACGGAATCCCCTTAAGCAGTTCGCCGATGGCCGCCTGCAGTTCCCCGGAAAGCATGACGAAGCCCGGATCGTTATGGATGCGCTGCAGCGCATTGTGCATCGGCTCGGCGACCTTGCGCAGCGCGACCTTGCGCTCGTGGCCGGGCATGTGCTTCGGCGACACGCGCCCGCCTGCCGCCTTGACCAGCGCGTTAAGCAATTGTTGGTGCGCTTGGTCGCCATACTTAGCGATAGCCGCGATCGCGGTCGTTGCCGATACGACGTTTTCCTCGACCATCTTGCGCACGGGCAGCGGGGCCGCGGCAAGGCTCAGCAAGCCATCGACGTATTGCGCCGAGGCGTAGCACAGCCGTTGCGCGATTGCTTTGCTTTCCCATCCGAACGACGCGAGGCGCTTGCAGACGATCGCTTGCTCGTATGCGCTCAGCGGCTCGCCGTCGTTACCCGTGGCGAGCTCTACGGTCAAGTCCTCGATACTCGTACCACGGGGGCTGACCACGACCGGAACGGTCGGAATTTCCACGCCTTCGCTGATCGCCAGCAAGACGGCCGCATGCCTGCGATGGCCGCCGGTAATGTAGATAACGTCGGCGTCGCCTTCGCGAGCAACGTAGCCGGCGAGCGGCATATTCTTGTAATACCCGTTCGCCTTGATGCTGTCGGCGATCCAGCGCACGCGAGCCTTGTATGCGTCATTAATGACGCGCACGTTGAAGCCGTCGAGTACGCGCAGCTTGTCGGGGGCGACTTGCCACAAGTCGGCACTGACCGCCCCCACGTCACGCATTGCGGCCTTGACGTTACCCATTGTCAAACTATCCATAGCTTGCACCTCTCACAGTGTTGCCGGGGATGCGCCCCGGCGGCGCGTTGTCTAACTGATCCCGGTAACTTGCGCAATGACTTGCCGCGATTTCTCGGCGACGCCTCGCGCCACGCTATGCGCGTTCGTATTCGGCACGTACCGCGCGAGCATGTTCGAGAGCTCGCGCTCAGCCGCGACAAGTTGCGCCAGCAATACCGGCCCCGCCTCCATAACCTTGCGCACCCGCGCGGCCTCGGCTGCGACCGCCTCGTCGTGCGCTTTCGCTGCGGCACGTTCCTGCCGGCGGCCTTCGATCTGGCCGGGCGTCGGGATATGGTCGATATGCGCGAGCGTCAGCGGCTCGAATTGGTCTTTCGTTTCGGCCAGCACATGCATCATCCAGCCCGAGCGGCTAAAGCTCTTTGTTTCGAGGCTATAGCTCGGCGCCTTGATATCTTCGCGGTCCAAATCGACGAGGTTGTAACCGCGACGCCCGGCGATCCACAAGCACCACGTCGCCACCTTGACGCCATCTACGACCACGTCGTAATCGTAGATTTTACGGCCGGCGGTTTGCTTGTTGTGCTTGCAGTCGCGCAGCACTTTGAGGAATTCGAGTTTCATGCTTGCTCCCGTTTCGTTGTTGACGGTTGCACTATATGGCAATTATTTACCTATGTCAAGAATTATTTACGGGGAACGGGACGCGGGTATGGTTGTTGGCTTGTTCGTAGGCTTTGGCGGCCTCGGCAACGGTTGCGAGAGCTCGCGCCGGGCTGTCCTTATGAATGAATAGCCGAGGCTTTGCGCCATCGGGCAGGACAATGTTATTTACCCGACCGTCATGCAGTGCGGGATGGTAGCTATAGCCGAGCTCGTGCAGCAATTCCTTGCGCCGTGAGTGTGTCACACGACGAGCGGCCCCGAGGCGATCTAGCAATCGCTCAAGCTGCACTGACGATATCCAGCCACCACAGAAGCCGGGCAACTCTTGCGCGATAGCCTCTTGTATCTCCTGCTCGACGCCGCCCATGCTTTCGCCGATGGCCGCCTCGGTGCTCGTCGTTGCGGGGGCACGCTGGCAATCCGTGGCGGGGTTGAATTCGTCAGGGATCGGCATCGTATGCAGTATTTCATTGACGATTGCATAACCGTCGCTGCGCAGCCATTCGTATAGCTTCGGAAAGTAATCGCCCGTCATGCCGTCGCGGATCAGGTCGCTCGCTTGCTGTTGCGCCGAAAACAGCATGCAAAATCGACGATCGTTTCGAGTCTTACGCACCGCCCCCTTGTGGTTGCTGTTAAACATGAAATTGCCGCAGATATCCACGCTGATTTGGTCGACGCCTTTGCTCTCGATTTCGAGGCCGTCGCCGCCGGTAATCATCGGTTTCAGTTCCTCGATAATCTCGCGTTTGTGGTCGGGCACATAGATATCTTCGACGCCATAGAACAGCTTGCCGACCATCCAGCCGTTAAACTCTTTCGACAGCTTCGATGCCTTCGGCCAATGCACATACCGGCGGCCGATCGCCTCGGCGACGCAGCGAGTAAAGAGCGTTTTGCCGTTGCCTTCCACACCTTGCAGCAGCGGCGCCCATTGAAATTTGACGCCCTTATGCTGCACACATGCGGCCATGTAGCACAGCAGAATATATGCATCGCGTTCGTCGGGAAGCACCTTGCGCAAATGCGTATAGAACGGCGTGGCGTCGCCGACCTTGCGAGGCACTTCTACCGGCCAATAGGTATTGACGAACGTCAAGCCATTGCGCTCGACGATCGCCCCCGGGGCAAGATCGGGCCTAAAGCACTGGCTTGTCACACGGGGGCAGCGGTAGGCTTGATTCTGCGTAAATGCTTCCCATGCGTCGCGGCTCGTGCGCTCGTTCGCCGTGTCCATTGTGAAGGTATAGCCGCCGTAGGCAACCCGAAATTGATCGGGCTTGAGCATGACGCCGCCGGGCAGCAGTACGCGATGGATATCGAGAATATACACACAGCCGGCAAACAGCTTCGCTTGATCCTCGTTATTGACGAATGTCGAGCCGCCGACCGGCGTCGGTTTGGGGGGCTCGTTCGTTGCGCTTGGGATCGGTGCTGAGGTTGCCGTCGCAACAGGCTCCGTTGCTTTGTCGGTCAGTACCTCGAATTGGCGACCGACCGCGCCCAATATCGTGCGCGGTAGATAATCCTCGCGCTCCCACTTGTCGCGAACAAGCGAGCTTTGCATCATCAGGCGCCGCATGCGCTCGCAGTCTTTGCCAGTCCAAAACGCCAAATGCTGAGCGAGCGCCGCGTCGGCGCTGCTAGCGTCATATGCTCGCACGGGATCGGGATAGCAACGCTGCAACGCTTCGAGGTTTGCCGTCCATAGGTCAGCAAACGACGCCCGCCCACCGAACGCCGCCGCCGAGCTTTGCGAGCGCAATGCGCGTCGAATCAGGTCGTCGTCGCCGACCGGCCCGCGCCATTCCGGGCACGGCTCAATCGTCCATTCTTGCGCGAGCGATTGGATCGGGTCGGGCGGGAAGTATTGCGCGACGATCGCGGGCAGGATGGCGCTACAGTCGAGCGAAACGTCGCCCACAGCGCCGATCCCGGTCAAGGCGACAAACCTGCCTGCGTGATAGAGCTCAAGCCCTAGCGCCTCGTTTTTGCAGCCGTGCGCAGGGGGGCGCCCTGATCCGAAGATATGCAGCCCGCGACCCGAATAGCTGACTTCAATAGCAGCCCCGGAGAGCGCCCCGCATAGCGATGCTGCGATCGGCGACCATGTGTTATCAGCCTGCAGACAATTGTCGATATCGAGAAACCAAAACGGGTCAGACTCGGTAAAAACGAAACCGACGCCGTAGCTTTGCCCCAATGTGGCAGCAGCAGCGATCGCGGTCGCGGCATCTGTCCAGCATTGGGCGTCGTGCGCATTGGCTACACGGCCGGTACGAAAGTCACAAGGAAATTTGTCGAGCTTTCCGGGCCGCGTTCGGCTCGGCTGTACCGAATAGACGATAAATTGCCGATAGGCGACCATCGCCCGCAATGCTTGCGGAAGCTCTCGCATGATTCAGTTAGGCCAGCGAATTAAGGGCGCGTTGCTTCAGTTCCGGGGTGGCTTTACGCGCATGCGGATCGCCAGCGGCAAGCCCTTGCGCAATGATCGACAGGTTTTCGGCAGCGATCGCCGAGCGCATGATAGTACGCTTGAAGCTCGGCATTGTCCCGAAGTATCGCGAGATAAGAGCCGGCACGCAGCCCACTTGAGCAGCGACAAGCTCGCGCGTCAGCTTGCCGAGGCCGCCGGGCTTCGCAGCGACAACGATCGCCGCGGCAAGGATTTGTTGCCGACGGTCGTCGGGCTGTTGTCTTTTCTTCATAGCGTACCTTCCCCAGTGCAAAACATAGCGTCGCCGCCGTCTTTGATTACAAGCTGAGCCCATGCAAGTTGCGCCTGCTCGCGCTCGGTATTTTTGTACTTCCATCCGACCTCTTTGCATTCCCGCGAGAGGAATTGCGCGATCGGTTTGCCGACGTGTTCGGGCGTGATAATCACACGTCGCCAGCCGATCAGGTCGGCAGATTTGACGACCCTATTTAGCGCAGGCGAGTCGTTCGCGAGGCCATAGCGCACGGGGCGGCCCGTCGCGTCAGTCAGCACGCCGACGTTATTGCGCCACAAGCGGCAATCGTTGCGGCCAGCCTCAAGCCTGACGACCGCTTGCACGGCGGATTCACTCGTGCCGGTCGCAGCCTCTGGCATCACGTTGCCCCCGAGCATGCCGAACAGGACTTGTAATTCGTTGATTGCTTGCAGCGTGATCCCGTGCCGGGCTGCCCATTGGTAAATTAGCGGACTCATGACATAGCCCTTTTCGCGTCGTCGTATGTCGGATAAAGCGGGAACGTCTTGGGGTCGATCGTGCGCTCGAATTGGCGTTCGCCTTCGAGCGATCTGACGACCGTATGCACGGGGAGAGTGCGCACAATCTCGACCGCAATCGGCTTATCCGACCAAATCGGCAGCAAGACGTATCCTAGTTGCATTTGATCGGCTTGCCGACCTTGTACATAAGCCCATCGTGCCGCACGAGGTAATGCGTATCGGCAACGACTTTGATCTGACAGGCGTACCAGCCAGAACGGGCGAGCGTCAGCATTGCGGCGCGGAGTTTCGCCGCCCGCCTGCGTGCTCGCAGTGCCTCAAAAAATCGCTTCATTTGCTGAGCTCTCCTATTGATTTGCGAAGTATGCACCAGCATTGACGGTCCCGTCAATACCGAATTGCGCAAGTTCGGCCAGCACTCGCCCGCGAAGCTCGTCAGCCTCTTGCGCCCCGAGGGTTTGCGCGTTGCCAACATCAATGCCGAATCGGAAGTAGAACCGGCGATAGCTCTCAGACTCGGCCCGCCCCTGCGCACTCTCGACACCGGCCCACCACGCTATCGCGTTGCGCAATGCCGTCTGTGACTCTTGCCGCTCCATGTGGCGACGACGCGCAGCAACTTGCGCCGGCCACGGCAGCCCTGACGGGGCGTAAAAATCCCCATCAACGCGAGCAATATCGCCCCGCATCGCTTGCAGCGTGGCGCTGTCCAATTCCAATAGATCGCCATCAACTTGTGCGGGGCTGCTGCGACCGACGACAGGCGGATAGGTGCCGCAGTATGGGCAGCAATTGTGCGTGCGTTCGTAGGGCTGCACGCATAGCGGATTAACGCATACCCGCATCGGGATCGCGTCGGACTTCTTTGCGCTGCGGCGCTCGCGCCTATCGAGCGACCATTCGCGAACGGCATCAGGCAACCCGTGGCGAACTACGTTGTTAACGTGGTCGATAATGAACGCAACCGGCTTACTGCTCATTGCAATAGCGACGCGACGCTCGGCGTCCGTTAGATGCATATGCACGGCAGCCGCCTCGTCGCTTAGCATCAGCCGTAACGCTCGCCCGAATTGCTGACAATACAGCGCAAACGACTCTGTCGGCCGGGCAAAGCTGACGACCTCAATTGCCGGTAGGTCAAAGCCTTCGCCGAACAGATCGACGTTGACCAATTGCAGGACTTCGCGAGCCTTGAATCGCCGCAGGATTTGCGATCGCAACGTGTCAGGCGTCTTTGCGCTGACGACCTCGGCGGCTACGCCTGCCGCACGAAACGCGCTTGCGATTTCGGTAGCCGCCTCAACGTCGACTGCGAACGTAACGCCGAGCTTGCCGGGGGCGAGCCGCTGATAGTGCGCAACAACGTCGCCGACGATATGGGACGCATGCACGGCCTTGCGAAGTTGGTCGGCGTTGAAATCGCCGGTCGCCTGACTTGTGGCGACGTTCGTTAGATCAAGGTCCGACGGCGGCGCGAATATACGATAGTCCGTCAAATAGCCCATGTCGATGATATCGCGCATGGATGGGGCGACAACCATCGTATCGACAAGCCCGTCGGCGTGTCGCCCTAGCCCGCGACCATCCGCTCGCAGCGGCGTCGCTGTCGGGAACAAGCCGAGCGCGTGCGGGAATAGCTGCGCAGCTTTGCCCCACTTGTTTTCTTTTAGTACGTGGTGCCCTTCGTCTTGCACGACCTTTCGCACTTGGGAAAACCATGGGTCGGACCCATCCATGCGAATGACCGTATCAACGCCGCCGACGCCCGTCTTTGCATTCGGGTCGTAATAGGAATAACCGAGCTCGGCAATCTGCAAGGCGCTAATCACACGGATCAGATTGGAGCCTTTGCGAGCACCTATAATCCTATGCCTGACCCCGTTGCGAGCGAGTGCTACGGCAATTTGACTGACGAGCTCTTGCCGGTGCGCAATTGCAGCAGACGCTCCGGGCTCGTCGTAAAGCAGCTTTGAAATAACAACCGTCTTTCCGCTACCCGTGGCCGATACGGGCATGACGTTTTGCGCTCCGGCTTGCCACGCTTCATAAATTCGACGTTCTAGCTCGGCTTGGAATGGGCGAAGAGTTACGGGCATACAGCACCTATTGACGGATGCGTCATTATCTGAAATACTGGCGCCGCCGTCAATCAACTTTTTAGGAGAGTCACGAATGGCAATTCAGATCAACGTCGACCCGTCGGGTCTGACGAAAGAGCAACGCGAAGCCGTCGCCGGTTTCATTCTCGCATGGCCGAATGCTGCCGGCGCGTGTCCCTGCGACAAGCCGAGCACGCCGCCGGCAGCAGCGCCCGAGTCGCCGGCAATCGTTCCCCTTACCGATCCGGCCGTCGCCTTTGGTGCCGGGGGAAACCCTACTCAAGAGGCACCGACGATCCCGACCTCTGCCGGCGCCTCGCCCGTTACCGCTGCGTCGTCCGTGACGACGAGCACTGCCCCTGCTATCCCGACGAATGGGCCTGTCTCTTCGGTCGCGACTGCCCCGTCGGCCGCTGTTGAATTGGACAGCGCCGGCCTGCCGTGGGATGCGCGAATTCACGCGCAGAACAGGGCGAAGGTCAAAGACGGCACGTGGCGCAAAGGCAAGGGCGTCGAGCCCACGCTGATTGCAATGGTCGAAGCTGAATTGCGCGCAGCCGTGCGAGCTACTACGCCCCCGGCGCTCGCTGTTGCTGCCAATCCGGCGCCTGCTGCGCCCGCCGCTGCAGTTGCTGCCAATCCCGCGCCTGCTGCGCCCGCAACAGCACTTGCCGGGCAACCGTGGCCGTTCCCCGAGGCTCCGGCTGCTCCGGCTGCTCCGGCTGCTCCGGCTGCTCCGATCGATCCCAAAGCCGCATATGTCGCGCTTGTCGGCAAAGTGTCGGCGGCCATCGGCGCCAAACGCATTACCGCCGCCGAAGTGTCGCAATGCTGCACCGAGTCGGGCGTCAACACGTTGCAGATGCTCGTCACGCGGCCCGACCTCTTGCCGGCCGTCGAGTCGAAGGTTGACGCAATTCTCGCGGTTCGGCCATGAGCGGAGCGCATAGCGTTCTGCCGCCGTCGGGGGCTGATGCATGGCGCATTTGCGCTATGTGGCCAACGATGGCGCAACGATATCCGCGGGAAGAAACCCCGGAAACGCTTGAGGGGACGGCGGCGCATTGGGTGTTTGCAAAAATGCTCGACGGTGCCGCCGTTGCCGCAGGCATGCAGGCACCGAATGGCGCGATCGTTACCGAGGAAATGCTCGAAGGGGGTGAGCTTGTCGTCGATGTCGTGCGGTCGCGATTCGGCCCGACACATTCGATGCTCGTCGAATCTCCGATCGGATGCGAACGAATCGACGCGCGTTGTTGGGGTACGCCTGACATTTGGGGCTTTGACGATCCGACGCTCGTGCTTGAGGTGATCGATTACAAATTCGGGCACCGCTTCGTCGACGAATACGACAACTATCAAGGCGTGACATACGTTGCTGGAATTCTCGACCATTTGGCCGCCGTTCGGAATCTGCCGAGCGGGCAATTCGATCAAATGGTTCGCGTAAATTTCACGATCGTACAGCCTCGGTGCTTCTATCGCGGCGCTCCTATCCGCACATGGTCGTTTATGGGCAGCGACATTCGTGCGCACGTCAATCAATTGCAAGCTGCTGCAGCGAAGGCGCTAGGGCCGAACCCCGAGGCCGTCACGAATGAGGCGTGCCGCGATTGCCCGGGGCGCCATGCTTGCGTAGCGTTGCAGAAAGCCGCGTACTCTGACGCCGAGTTTGCTGTCGTATCGGTGCCGGTTGAATTGTCGCCGGTCGCCGCCGACCTTGAATTGCGCATGCTTGAGCGAGCCGCGGATAGATTGCAAGCTCGCTTAGAGGGCTTGCGCGAGACTTGCGTCGCGAACGCGAAACGCGGCCACGCGCTGCCGTACCATCGCCTCGTGCAAGGGTACGGCAGACAGCAATGGACGTTGCCGCCCGAGCAGGTTGTCGCGATCGGTCAGCTATACGGCGTCGATTTGGCGAAACCGTCAGTCATGACACCGAAGCAGGCGGCAAAACTCGGTATTGACGAGTCCGTCATTAAGCAGTATAGTCTTACGCCATTGGGCAAATTGAATTTGGAGCCCGATAACCCTGCCGATGCGCGTCGCGTATTCGGCGCCAATATGTGAGAGGAAATCGCATGTCACAAGCCATCAATATCACCTCGCCCGTCGGTCGCATCGTCATGGGCTCGCTGTACAACCCGAACACGACCGACGCCGAAGGCAAGCCGCTGGTCGTCAAGAGCGGCCCGAACGCGGGGCAGCCGCGCGTCAATTTCTTTTTCGCGCTGGCGATTCCGAAAGAGCCCGGGCATACGCATTGGGCGCAAACCTCGTGGGGGCAACGCATTTGGGCGCTCGGTCATCAGTGCTTTCCGCAAGCCGCCCAATCGGCAGCGTTCGCGTGGAAAATCGAGGACGGCGACAGCCAAATCCCCAACAAGAAAGGTCGCAAGCCCTGCGATAACGAAGGCTGGCCGGGGCACTGGATTCTCAAGTTTTCGGGCGGTTTCCCGCCGAAGATTTACCGGCAAGAGGGCGGCGGCTACGTGCAAATCACCGACAAGGATTTCGTCAAGCCGGGCTATTTCGTCGAGGTGGCCTATAACGTCGACGGCAACAACTCGCAATCGCAGCCGGGCATCTACCTGAATCACAGCATGGTTTGCTTCCGCGCATACGGCCCCGAAATCGTGTTCGGCCCCGACGTGAATGCCGCGGGCTTCGGTGCCGCCCCGCTGCCCGCCGGTGCCAGCATGACCCCGCCCGCCGGATCGATCCCGATGCCTGCGGCCGGGGGTATGCAAGCGCCCGGGACGGGCTATGCGCCGCCTGCCGCCCCCGGCGCAGGTAACGTGCCGCCAGTTCCGGGAGCGATGCCGAGTGCGAGCCCTTTTGCCGGTACTGCTTCGCCCCCCTCGGCCCCGGTGAACGTCGGTACGGGCTATGCTTCGCCTGCGACGATATCCCCTTCTAACGGCATCCCCGTTGCCCCCGCGCCGCAATTCCTGCAAGTGCCGGCTGCCCCTGCGGCCCCCGTCAAGCAAATGACGGCGCTCGCGAACGGCGTGCCCTATGAGGCGTTCGTCGCGAAGGGATGGACCGACGCGATGCTCGTCGCTAACGGGCTGATGCTCGCCTAATGCGCGAGGCACCGACGCCGCCGGCCACAAGCAAGAGGCCGGCGGCTTTTTACGATACAGAGTGCTACCCTAACTTCTGGCTGCTCAAGGTCAGGGCGCAGGGTAGCGCGGTTGTCTATACCTTCCGGCTCGACTCGGGGCAAACGCTATCCGCAGAAACTTGCGGCCGAATCGTCTTGCTGTTTGATGCTTATTGCATGGTCAGCTTCAACGGCAACGGGTATGACGTTCCGATGATTACCGCCGCGCTTGCCGGCTATAGCTGCGAGCAATTGAAATGGCTAAACGACCGCATCATCGTCGATAAAGTCAAACCGTGGGATTTAGGGCTGCCCGAGTGGCGCCCGTCAGATCATATCGACGTAATGGAAGTCGCCCCCGGGCAGGGCTCGCAAAAGCAATATGCCGGGCGCATTCATTACAAGACCATGCGCGACCTACCTTATGAGCCGAGCACGTACCTTGACGCAGATCAAAAGAACAACGTCGCCGAGTATTGCGAGAATGATCTAGGTCAATTAGAAGCAATTTATGTCGAGCTCGCCCCGCAGATCAGGCAACGCGAGGCGCTAGGCGCTCGCTATGGGCTCGACCTTCGCAGCAAGTCGGATGCGCAAGTCGCAGAGGCCGTTTTGCGGTATCGCTGCGAGCAAGTGGTCGGTCGCCGACTGTATAAGCCCGACATCGATTGGAATCTGAAATTTCGCTATCGCGTGCCTGAGTTCATTTCGTTTAGCCCGCTATATCCGCAACTCGGTCGCGTGCTTGAGGCTGCCCGTGATTCGATATTCCGGCTAGGGCCATCCGGTGCAGTCGAAATGCCGCCGCAACTTGAGGGGCTTTGCGTCACGATCGGCGCGACCACGTACAAGCTCGGCATAGGCGGCCTGCATTCGCAAGAAAAACGCCTTGTCGCGATCAGCGACGACCTTTATCAAATTCGCATGCCCGACGTGGCAAGCTACTACCCGAATCTGATTATCAATTCCGGCGAGTGGCCGGCGGCCCTCGGGCAAGCGTTTTTGCAAGAGTTTGCCGCCATCAAAGACGAGCGTCTAGCCGCGAAGGCGCTAGCGAAGCGGCTCAAGAAAGAGGGCTTCGAGGGTACTGTCGAATATATCAACGCTTCGACAGAAGATGCCGGCGGCAAGATCATGATTAATGGCACGTTCGGCAAGACCGGCAGCCCGTTTAGCATCCTCTTCGCGCCGCAGATGCTCATTCAAACGACATTGACCGGACAGCTATCGTTACTCATGCTGATCGAATGGCACGAGCATTACGGCATCCCGGTCGTGTCCGCCAATACCGACGGCCTCGTCATTAAGTGCCCGCGAGACATGATCGCAACAAGCGACTTTCTCATTAAGGAATGGGAACGCAGAACCGGGCTCGAAATGGAAACCGAGAATTACGTCGCTATCTATGCGCGTGACGTGAACAACTATTTTGCGGTCAAGACCCCTGACGACGTAAAGCGTAAAGGCGAGTACGGCAAAGCGGGTATGGCTGAAAAGAAAAACCCGGACTGCGAAATTTGCAGTGACGCCGTGGCCGAATATCTCGCCAAAGGCACGCCCGTCGAATATACGATCGGCATGTGCCGAGACATTCGCAAATTCGTGACGATCCAAAGAGTCGCCGGGGGCGCCGTCAAGCTATGGGGCGACGGGCCACGCAAAGGCGCTTTGGTCCGTGACATGCTCGGCACGCTACAGGCTAACGGATGGGTCAAAGAGGGTCGCCAATGGCGCAACGGCGCTCGTCTTGCCAATGCGGCCACGGCATACGAATCATGTTTCGCGCCGCAGCGCCCCGAGTATTTAGGCAAGGTCGTGCGCTGGTATTACGGCACGCGCTCGCCCGGCCCGATCGTCTATTCGAGCAACGGCAATACGGTCGGCATGTCGTATGGGGCACAGCCATGCATGACGCTACCTGACGAATTCCCCGACGACATCGACTACGCTTGGTATCTCAAAAAGGCGCAACAGATTCTTGTTGACATAGGTAAATAATTGCCATATAGTGCAATCGTCAATAGGAGAAACGAACATGAAATACCGTTTAGAGCTCGGCGAAATCTCGAAAGACTACAGGGCGACAAGCGTCGAAGAGTTCCGAAACGACGTGATCCTCGCCCCCGAGGCTGACGGCTATCGGTATTTCGTCGATGGCAAGCAAGTGTCTCGCGACGCCGCGCTTGCCGCCACGAGTGCCGCACGGCAAGCGCGTTGGGATAAAAAGTGTCAAACGCATAAGCGCGTGCGCATTAGTGTCGGTTGCACGACGTTGTCAAACACTTATCGCGAGACTTGGGTCAGGAGGTAGCGCCATGCGCAAACTAATCGCACTCGTCGCTTTGCTGCCCGCACTCGCTGCGGCCGATCAAGGCTATTACCGGCTCGCAGGGAACGTCATGGCAAAGGCGTTTCTGCAAGGCGACACGATCGCCGCCGAGCTCGTCACGAACATGCCGGCAAGCGATATCGTCGGCGGCCCGAAGTCCGTCGCGTGGCGCCTGTATGGCTCTTGCTCGCAGCGCACTTATGTCGGGCAAGGCTATTTGTTATTCTCCGGGGCGTGGCGGGGCGGATACGTGGTCGACAACATCGAAGGCGACAACGTCATGCGTATCGTGGTGCCCGGGTCAGTCGTTGCAAAACTTTTCGATATGGAGTGTCCAAGCAAATGAAAATTATTTACCTAACCGGGACGAAACTGACTTGCCGCGATAGTGGTGACGAATTCGTCGTCACCTACTCCGACCCGACCATGACGAAATACCGCAACGCAGATTCTATCGGCGAGTGCCGAACGCCCGACGTTGTCATGCTGTTCGTCCCCGACGCCGAGCCGATCGTACAGCCGACGCCCGAGGAAATTGACGCGCTTCGTCGCCCGCAGTCGGCTCTCGACGTTCAAATCGGCGGGGAGCATTACAAGACCCTCGGCGACTATCAGCCGTGGGAAGTCTTGCGCCACTGGCTGACGCCTGACGAGTTTCGCGGCTACATGAAAGGTACGGCAATCACGTACCTCGCCCGGGAACGGCAAAAGGGCGGCATGCAGGATATCCAAAAGGCTTGCCACACCCTTGAAGGGCTGATCGAATTGGAGGACCGCTAGCATGGCCGCAAAAGTGTCTGCCGAAATGCTGAAAGCGAAACGGCTCGTCGTCGAAAGGGGTCTGACTCCATACGCTGCAGCAAAAGAGGCCAAGATCAGCACGAGCGCGATTTATATGTCGCAATGGTACAAGGATCGTCGCGATGCCAATAAAAAGCGGAAATGATCGCCACGCTTGCGAGGCGAGGCGCTTCGGCGATCAGATGATTTGCGGCCGGTGCCGGTTGTCGTGGGACATTTCCGACTGGGCACCGCCGGCATGCCGGTCCCGGCAGCCCAGTTCGCCCATTGAAGTTGTCGCCGACAGACCTGCGGAAACGATCGGCATTCGCGCAAACGTGCCTGAAACGCTCCCCGACGCGCTCGTCGATGCGATGGTGCGAACATACCGGGCGAACGAATCGCGAGGCGCCTGCGAGGCTATGCGCCTCGCCTATCGGGTTTTTCTTGACGAGGTGGTGCAATGATTGCGAAAACGCTGCTAGCGGTCGCCCTTGTGGCCGCGCTAGCCTATCTGAGCAATGACGACTACAGCGCGGAACAAGCCGACGCCGCCCAATATCTTGAAATGGTCGACGCCGGCTATTGGCCGGATTACTTAGGGCTTCGTGACGGGCGCCGAGTTCGCAAGTAGCGTCGACTTGATCTGGCTACCGTTCGTCGTGCCGTACCAATACGCGAGCACCATCATTGCGACGGCGTCGAGCAAGCCGAGCACGCGGCCGACAATGATGTCGGGGATTTCGTTTGGATAGCCGCGGAAGAGTACGGCAATCTCACTGCCAAGAGTGACGAGCAACAGCAGAACGGAGAGCCAAAACAGCGGCATTTGCGTATGACCTTCGACGTTCGCCCGACGTGCGCTGTCGCGGTCCTTATATTCGAGTTCGGCGTACCTGAATCCGCGCTCGCGCTCGTTGTCTTGGTATTTCATTTCGAGCGATCGCAAATCAGCCACTTGCTGCCCGGTAAGCGCCCCGTTTTCGATAGCCGTCGCAATCTTGTCTCTCGTCGGCTCCGAAATGCCGAGGATCGAACCGAGCGCAGCGACGGCCTCACCAGCAAGCGGGCCACCTAGCGCGGTTGCAACAGTCGGCGCCAGCTTGCCGACAACGGCCACGACGTCGGACCAATTCATGATATCCCCCTCTCGTCAGTCAATCGTTAGCCACACTTCGCCGACAGCGAGCGCAGCGCGGAGCAAATCCATTAGATGCGCATTGACCCCTGCGCAATTGCGGACGCCGTTGCTCGTGCGCTCAGCGCCCAAAAGCGGACAGCCCAAAGTGTCGGCAGCAGTATTGCCGCCGTGTATCCGCACGCCAGTAAAGCCGGGCACGTCGAGCACGATCGGCATATCTTTGCCGAACCGACTCGAATGCGAGATTTCGACGCGGTAGCGTCCGCGAGGAATAGCAGTTCGCCCATAGACTTTTTCCCCTTCGCGCTCCGTGTCCTCGCAAGTGTAGCCGACAAACGAGTCGTCGCAATACAGTTTGCCGAGGGTGAAATCGGGGTTGAAGATTTCCCGACGCAGTCTGAGCTCCATCATTCGCGCTCGGTTGTTGATAGCTTGCGCTCGATAGCTCGCTCGATAGCGAACAGCAGGCGCGTCGCCATGTGGCCGCCGATGCCTGCCGCCGCTCCGCATAGGCCGAGGGGCTGCCCGATAGCGTCGAGAAACATAAACACGGCTAGACCGACAAAGCCCGAAGTGAATATTTCGCCAATGAGCTCGACGAGGTTGAAAAGTCGAGCGCGGCCCTGTTTGACTTTCGCGTACCAGTTAATCATTCCGCCCCCAATCCCCATGCTCAGCGCGAGCAGCCACGTTGCGGCGCTCCACGTTGTCGGGTCTTTTTCCGGCATTGCAATGACTCCCCTATGCGATCCGTGACAGCTTGACGGAAGTCACGACCGGCGCCGTCGGATCGCTAACAATTCGCGCAGGCACTTCGGCGTAGGTCTTTAGCTTCCATCCGAAATTGAGTTTTAGCACGCGGTTACCTACGCGCTTGACCCTATTGTAGTTCCAGAATTGCGACCCGTCGGGGTTCGTGATTCGCACGCGGCAAAAGCCCTCGCGAATGCCGTTTGCCGCGTTGCTTATATACGGGTCGCCTGAATATTCGAGGGTTGCGTCAGGCGCGATATGCGCGGCAGCGACAGCCTTGTCGAAGCCGTATGCGGGATTTCGCCATAACCATTGCACTTGCCCCCAATAAGCGTGCCAGTGCTTGCAATGCTCAGTGCGCCAGCCAATGTCACCATATAGCGAATTGTCGGGCGTCATGAACCACGCAAGCCACGTCGGCAGCCTCGGCTCTACTCGCGTCGCATGACTGTTGTCGCATGGGCCGAGTGTTGGGCTAGCGAATGCCGGCAATACTGGCGCCAGTATCATCGCAAGCAACGTCACGACAATCGAACCGACGGCGGCCTTTAGATAGTTCATGGGGCGACCGGCCAATCGATTTGCGTGGGAAACCCCGGCTGCGCAGGAACGTCGCGCAGAGCTTGCCTATACGCTTTCCATGCCGTTTTGTCGGTTGAGGACAGGGGCGCGTCAGCAAGCACGGTCCAATCACACGCAGCAAGCCGCGCGTCACGTTGCATGCGAGCCTCATTGGCGCAAGCAACGGCATCGACAACCCATGCGGCCCCGTCCCACTTGTGGGGGAAAGACGATTCCGGCGGGGCTTGTTCGGTCAAGTTGTAGTCTGCCGGAAGCATCCCGACGACGCCGATACGAGCCGGCATGCTCGTCGCGATATCGTAAAGGGCGACGCCTCGATAGTCTGCAGCAAGCCGCCATTCGCCGGAGTCGGGCGAGAAAACTGCGCACTGACGATCGCCAGCAACAGGCGGCACAATGGTCGTCGAATTGACGGGCAGCAGCCACTCGCCCGGGGACATGGGAGATTCGTCAGCGACCCCCTCGCTCAAAAGCTCGCCCGTCGTTTGGCTGAAATTGAAAATGCGCATGTCATGTCCCCCTTAATACTTGATACAAGCGAGCTCGGCGATGTTGCGCGGTCGCGCTTCGGTGCCGCCGTCTGCGTTAGTGCTCGACGCTTGGTTATTGAATACCGATCCGCCGCCGCCCCACATTGGGCCAGTGTCCGAAGTCCCCGCACCGTAGGTGTGATACCACGGGCCGAGCCCGTGCGAGTGCGAAAGGTTCTGCGAGCTTTGATCGCTGCCGATCGCTCGGCCAGAATCGACGCCCCGGCTATCGTCCCATCCGCGCACGAATTCGCCGCGGCCATCGGGAATGCGGAACGTAGTCGAGCCGTCACCCGGGGAAAATTGGCCGGCAGTCCATGCGCCATCGGTCGCGGCAAGATTGTTGGATGCCTGCGCAAACGCCCACAATGCCGGGTAGCTGGCTCGGGTGAGCAGCGCCCCATTTTTCTTGATAAACCCCGCGGGCGCTGTGTTGCCGGGCACGTAGATCGTCGCACCGACCGGGACGCCGACGGACGCGGCTGCTGCGGTCGCAATGCTCTTGACGTTCGTGCCGTCGCATACGATTTCGTCTGCACCGATGATCGTAACGCCGCCACCCGATGCGGTTTTCGCCGTGATCGAATATGCGCCCGTGGTGCTGTTGATAACAGACCACTTGCCAGCAATGGCCGGGAAAATTAGCTGCAGATTCGCCGTAAGCGTTCCGGTAATGACGATGATCGGCTTTCCGTATTGCAACGGGGTCAGCGTCACGTTCGCGTTCGTCATGGCAACAGTCGTGACGCCATTGACCATGCCCGGCACCCATCCGGCGCCGCCGGCTTCGGGGTCAGCGGTATTGGCGTCAACCGTGTTGATCCAGAAACCGAGCCCGTCGCTGCGCAGAACCGACGCGCCTTTCGGGTAGCCGGAAACATTCGAGTCGGCGGCAAACGCCGAGTCATACACGAAACTGCCGCCGGCAGCAGCCCATCGGGCAATAGCCGAAACGGCGTAAAGTATGCCGTTCATGTCGAGCCCGGACGGAGGAACGCCGCCCGACGCGAGCGGCGTGCGAGTCAGCGGCGGGAATCCGTCAACAAGCGACGCGGCGCCCGGAGTGACGCCAATCTGCGACGCTGCTGGAATGGTATTTTTACCCCCACCATTCGCGAATGGCAAAGTAAGTTTGCCGGGAGCATTAGTTAGCTGCATATGTCGCGCCTTCCGATATGAATGTTGCTTGACCAAAGGGGGCCGCAGAATCAGCGCCGGCCTCAGAGAAACCAAACGCCGGCAGAACGAGCGAAACGAGTATAGCACTCACCCCCGCCGGTCGGGGCATCGCCCCTGATTGCGTCATGATCGCAAGCTCGTATGGCGTCAGCAGGAATTCAAACGTGTACCTGATCTGCATGGCGCCCTGCTCGTTGGCATAGCATCGACCCCGACCCTCGAAAACATTGCGCAAAAGTTGGTTTAAGGCGCGCATTGTCGGCGTCGAGATATTTGCGAGCGCCTTTATCAAAATGAGCTTGCGATATGGATCGTCAGCGAGGCGATAGGTTTGTGTGGCAGGGGGCGTGCCGTCATAAAACGGGGCTTCGTCAAATGGGGTTGCCGCAAGTTCCTCGCTGAATCCGAAGTAGCTTAGCTCCTGCGGAATGCGCAAATCACGCGAAATTCCGACAATCCTGCCGAGAATGTCGAGGCCGAAGCCGCGGGCAGTGTCCACATTCCAAACGAACGAATAGAAAGCGTCGATATCGGCCCGGGGGTCGACATACTCGTTCATATTGCGAACAAGCTGCGTTATTGTCGCGCTGTTGCCGTATTGGCTGACTATCGTGCGCTCAATATCGATCATGATTAGACGAGCGTGACGACGATGTCAGTGTCGGCGATCGTGGGCCGCTGATCGATACCGACAGCAACCTGCGTTAGCGTCGGCGTGGCAGTTCCGATAAGAACGCTCAGCAGCGACACGTTACTTGCTGCAGCAACGACCGCGCCGTAATAGCGGCTAGCAAGAATCATCGAGCCCACGCGCTCGCGCGTCGTGCCGTCGGCGCCGTTGAAGCGGGCAACAATCGCGCTCTTTATGAGCGAAACGATGTCCGCGGGGAGTAGGGGGGAATTGACGATCTGCACCGCAAACTTGATAGCAAGCGCCGGGGGTCGTTCAAATTTGACGACGTATGAGGGTTGCGGATAGCTGTAGCCGCTATCGTCGGTGACAGTCACCGACGTATTGCCGTTATAGTCGCATCCGCCGTCTTTCTTGCGCCATATTGCATTTGCAACGTCGGCGTCAGTTCCGCCCACGACTGCGACGTAGATCGAATGCGGGAGCATCGCATAATTGGTGGCGCCGAAATTCTGCGTGGCGTAAGAGGTGTTTTCAGCGACATACACGTCGAGCACGTCAGCTTGCTTGAATACCTCGCCATAGATTGCCGGCAGAGTGCCGCGAGCATTTACCGCAACCGATTGCTGCCGCCGATACTCAAAATCTGCACGGCTCTCTTCGTCAGCGCCGAGTGTCCCGTCGGCGGCGTTGCTCACCGCGTCCCATCCGGGTATCGCTTGATAGACCTTCGTCAAGGTGCCTGCGGGGCACGGGATCGGGCCGCTAAGTACGTTTTGAAATTCGCCCGTAACAATCCCACTAGCACCAATCGTAACGCTACCGACGAGCGCATAGGTGTTTTTGCTCGTGTCTTGCGCAAGAGTTGCCGCAGGCACTATCGTTCCGGGAATGCCCGTAAGTGTGGCAAGCACCGACGTCGGCGTCGCCCCCTTACGGTCAAGGAAATAGAAACGCCCGATGGCGTCTTGAAACCTGCCGCTTGCGTATCGCGGATCGATCTGATTGACGATATTTGCGATTTCGGCATTCTTGTCGGCAATCACTGCGGTTTGGCTCGACGCAAGTTGCCCCTGCGGAGTCTCAAGAGCAGGATTCAAACCGCCGCCGAATGCCGCATCGATATCGGCAAACACGCCGGCCAAAATGTCAGCTTCGGCAGGGATAACGAGCCCGGCGTCGGTAAATTCGATTTTCGGAACGCTAGAAAGTAACGCCATTTGCGGCCCCGCTCTCGTCAATGAATTGCACTTGCCCCGTAACCTTTCGATCGGTCAGCGAGTCGATTATAACTTGCGCCGACACAACGCCGGGAACGGTTAGCGCCGCCGCTCGCAAACGTGCTTGAATGAGTGCGACAGGCGGCATTTTGCCGAGAATGTCGTCGAAGTATGGCACGCCCTTTGTCGTATCGAACCACAGTTCGCCAAGAAACAAACGAACCGCGCTAGCCACGTCTTGCGCAAGCGCATACGGCGGCTCTGCGCGAGCGATGTCCCCGCGGCTGTCTATGACCAAATCCCACGCCGATTGATCTAATAGCAAAGTATTGTATCGCGTCATACTGGCGTACCCGTTTGATATGGTCCGGTTTGCACGCCGCTATGCTTATGCGTGTGCAAACTCGTGCTTGCGGCAGTAACGTCATTCGTAACGGTAAGCGGCCCGAGCATTGTACAAGAGCCCGGAGAGTCACCCATGCCTTGAGTCAGCCCGCCGTTGAGCACCGTCATGCCATTGACGGTAAATAAGGGGGTCGTGATCGTCGTGCTCGTTGAAGCATCGACCTCAACTATCGGCGCTTCTAGTTTGATGTTGGGCGCCTCAAGCACAATTGCTGTCGGCGAGTGCATTTTGATCCCCGCTGCGCTGAATTGTACGTATTGCGTCGGGGCGCCATTCAATGCGCCGCCCACATACATTGCATCGGAGAAACTATAACGCCGACCGCTTCCCGGGTTCGCTTGAGCTCGTGACGATTTCACTTTCGAGATATCGCGCGACGCGAATAGGCAAATGCCGATATCGCCCGCAACCGGGTCCATAATGATCGCGTTCGTGCCGCCCTGCAGCCGCGAATATGGGACGTTGTATATCGTAGCGTGCTCGATTGGATTGCCTGCCCCGTCAAGCTGATTGACGAGCGGCAAGACATCGACAAATCCGACCGGCGACACGCCCCCCGAGTTCGTGCATTTCAGAATCTTGACGAGCGTGCCCGTTTGCATCTTCGCGATCGCTTGCCGTATGACGAACGCGATACCGTTGAATTCCCCGAACGCGGTCGAAGGGCGCATCGGCCCCGCAGGCGATCCGTTATTTGACGATGGCGAAACCATGCGCCGACCCCCTTATGACCGAATGCCACGCCCCGTTAGGTTTCTCGGCTTCCAAATGATGCGACAACGACACGACGGTCCACGATCCCGACGCTCGCGCAATGTCGGTTCGCAAATTCACCTTGCCGCCAAAAGTGACGGCCGGATTAAACAGTGCCTCGATTGTGACGCCGATGCTGTCAAACGTCGGATAGCCGACTAGCCCGGACTCCGGCGAAATCTCGGCGACATAATCGACACGAGGCTCGTATCGGTTCGTTATCGCGAGGACTTTGTCATCTATGTAATAATCGAAGTCACCCGCTAGCGACACCTCGCGAGCCTGATCGACCAAATTGCCAGCAAGATAAATGTCGGTAATTGTGACGTTGACGTTGTTGTTTTCAAACGCAAGCCCGAGGCCGTCGGCTATACGCTTCATGACGAGAGCGCAATCGATCCCGCCACTCACGCTAAACGGCGGAATCGGCCTTTGCTGATGGAAGTATGCCGCCTGCGCCTGCACATGCAGAAAAACGTCGGGCATGCCTCGGTAATCACCCCAAGCGTTAACGATGTTGCCTGCAAATACGAGCGTTTCGGAGTCGCCATCGATCGCAACGACTTCGATCGTATTTGGGCGCGTGAAATCCGGCCGCCACTGCAATGTGGTAACGGCATTCATATCCGACATTGACACGCCGTAAATGCGAGCGCGAAGCGTGCCCATCTGCATGCCGCCCGCTTTTTCGATGTCGGCCGCAGCGCGGAAACCCTCAAGCGTCAGGCGGTCGCCATTGGCAAGTGTGATCGTAAAGCGCAGCCGCTTTTTATTCTCGAATGAGCGCATATTCGTCAGCGGTCAAATAGACCAGTGCGAAGCGGTCGCCAAACCCGGAATAATGCGGGTCGTCGGAGCCGCGGCCATCCACGAAAAGCAGATTACCGGAAAGCCCGGCGTACTCTCGACAATTCAAAGGCACGTTGTTGCGAGCAAGCACCGATTGCACGACATCGACGCCGTCGGCGTTGATTGTCACGAAAAGCCCTTGCGATTTTTGCGCAAGACTCACGCGAACATTCTGCCCGTCAAGCACGATCTGCACGATTTGCGATGGGGCTTTTTGCAGCGGTACGCTTTGCATTTAATTGACAAGCCCCGAAAGGTAGTTCGATATACCATCGCGCAGCGACGGCCATTTGTTCGCGAGTGACTTCAACGTCGAAACGTCTGGCGTTTGCCCCTGAACCTTTCCGCTTTCGACGGGCGGCGTTGCTCCGTCATCGACGGGCGCCTCAATCTTTGAATGCTTCGCCGATACCTGCCGCACCTCTTTAAGCGCGAGCTCAATGACTAGCAGCGTTGCGCCTTTTGAGCTTCGACGTTGATAGTTGTATCGCTCGACGCTATAGGCGGCATACGTCACTTCCGGCGTAACAACGTCATAGAGCTCGACCGATTTGCTAGCAGCGTCAATCGCTGCTAGAAACGCAGTGCGATCGGCTTCGGTTCCGCTAAAGCAAAGAGTAACCACGGGGGCGGCCGGCATTTCGACTTTGTTGTAACTCGCGAAACCGCCACGCTCTACGGGAAAATCACTGATCCGCGCCTCTTTCGAGAATTCGACGGCGCCCGTCGATAGTGTGGCCCCGATGCCTATCGATTCGAGGGCGACAAAGTTGTTTGCGTCACCGAGCGGACGGCCTTTGCTGTCGAAAACGCCCCATTGCTTTTCGATCTGAAATTGACGCCACAGTGCCCCTTGTACAGCCCCGAGAGCAGCCTGCACGGCCGCGGGATACTTCGGCGAGCGAGGCACTGCAGGCACGCCGGGAAGCGCAGGCACGTTCGGGTAGGGAATGAGCGCCATACGTCAATCCCCGCCGCCGTTAGCTTGCGATGCGAATAGGTATTGCATCGATTTGCCCATGTCCTTTGCGATCCCGTCGGCGTCAGTCGCAGCGGTATGCACTGTGATTGTGCCGATATTTGTCTCAACGACGCTAGAACTGCTGCCACCTCGGGGCGCTCTCGCGTCGGCACTCGTGGCCGCTCCGGCACCTGATGCGAGCATGCTCGCGCCCGGTATTCCGAACATCATTGCTCGCGCGAGCATGCCGCGGCTTTTCGCCTCGGCGTCGCTGGCCGCTGGCCGTTCGTACAGCCTCGATACGAGCTCGCCGGCACGCTGCGCCGTTATGGCATTACGGAGCGCAGCCCCCGCGGCCTGCTCGCCGCCCTGAGTCAATTCGTAATGAACGAACGCGAGTTGTTCCTCGCGTGACGAATTGCGAATGTCTTTGCCGGCCCACTTAGCGAATGCGGCTTGTCGATCGGGATGCCATTGTGCGAGGCCGTATGCTTTGCCGTTGTCGCCGACGGCATTCGGGTCCATTCCAGATTCGCGCTGCAGATTGGCGGCCAGCCCGGCGGCTTGCGCGGGGCTCCATCCGCGCGAAATGAAATAGTCCTTTGCGCTCATGCGTGACGGGTCGGCCTGCGGGCCGCCGTTCGCATCGGCGTCCTCTTTGAGACTCGCGGCCATACCCTTGACGAGCGCACGCGCCGCTTGTTTGGCCCCCTTGCGATCGCCGGTTGCGAATTTATATGTCATGGTCAGGAACGCCGCCATGCGAAAGCCCGCATCCATGAGCGTATTGCGCAATTTTACGATTGCCTCGATAGCCTTGTTGATGCCGGGCACCCATTTGCCCCACGGCAAGAGGCTATCGCCGCCACGCTGCCACACTTGGAAATCCTGCCACAGCGCAGCGATGCCCGCCGCGAGAGCAAGCACGGCCACGACGACGAGATTTATCGGAACAAGTGACACGGCGATTGCGCCGAGCCCAACGGCAATGATTTTCAAAAACGTCTGCACGAATTCCTTATTTTGCCGAGCCCAATCGCCGAACGCAGCTAGGACACTGAACATTTTTTCAAGTGCAGGCGTGGCCGCGGAAACAAGCTCACGACCGAACGCCGCGAAACTTTGCCGGCTCTCGACCATTGCCACCCGTAGCCGGCTCGACTCTTCGGCCTGCTGCTTCGTAACGGCGTTGTATTCTCGCTGCCGCTTGAGCATGAGTTCGACCTCGCCGCGGCCCTTGAGCAATAGCTGCATGGTGCCCTCATCGACACCCATCATGCGACCCATGTTGTTTGCTGTGGTGCGATCCATGCGCCCGAATCGATCAGAGAGCGCGAGCAGCAATTCGCTAACCGGGCGGGCTCGCCCCTGAGTGTCGGCAAGGCTGATGCCGAGGGCGGTAAAGTAAGGAATCAGCCCGCTTTGCCCGGTCAATTGCAATTCGGTTTGCGAGCGGCTGAGCATGTCCATAGTGCCTTGCAAACCGCTCGCCGTACCGCCGGCAATCTCTGCAGCATTCGACCACGCCGACACATTGTTTGCGCTCTCTTTGAGATTGCGCGACAAGCGATCGAGCGCCGCATTTGTCTCGATCATGTCAGTAACGAATCGCTTTACTGCAACAGTGCCGCCGAGGATGGCGAGGAATTTTGTCGCAGCCTTCGCCACCTCGTCGAACGATCGTTGCGTGTCCTTTGCGCCTTTGCTCGTGTCTTTGAGCTTGGTATCGACTTTGCCCTTTTTGGCGTCAAAATCGGACGTGTCTAGCCCGAGCTTGACTAGCAGGGAATCGATAACGGTCGGCATCGCGGCTACTCCTGATTCGCTATTCGGGCATTGTAATCGTCAACCGCGGCAACTTCTAGCAAGTCGTACAGGTCTTGTACCCCATACACGCTATCGAGCTCGTGCAGCCGAGCAAGGCCCTTTGACAGAACAGTGCCGATGGGGGCCGTTAGGTTCCGGTACTCGGCGAATCGCTTTTTACGGCCGCCGCTGCTGCCGAAATCTTGCCGTAGAGCGAGGGGGCGGCGGCCTTCAAAAAACCCACATGCAACTTGAAAACCTCGGCACGCAGCTTGATTCGGGTCGATATCTCTTCGATGTCCTCTTCAATCAGTGCCCGCACAACATGCGGTCGGGTCGGGTCGGGCATGATCTGCACGCAAGCCCACATTTCAGCCATGAGCGGTTCGGCGGTTTCCCATTTCAAGCCGCCAAGGGCTCGCAGACCGACCTCAGCCATGCCCGCCATGCCCATCGCCTCGAAGCCTTCGGGAATGTCGGGATTGCCCCCCATGAGCGCCAGAATCGCCCGCATTGCCCACGATTCAGCCCGGCTTGCCGGCATTTCGGTCAATACGAACGTCTTGCCTTTGTCGCGACCCTCGTCGTCGACAGTGTAGTTTGATACTGCGCGTGCCATAAATAGACCCTCTCCGGTCAAGCTCTCCTGATGGTGCCCCCGGCAAAACGCATAGGGAGAGGGCTATGCTCGGCCGCTGGCGAGCCTATTGCCGGGGGGCTTATCGTTAGAGCAGCGAGCGGTTGACCGACTCCCACACGATATTGAAGTCGACCGGCTGCAACACTTTCGCGGCGCTCGGGATTTGGCTCGCGTTCGCCAGAACCCCGCGGGTCAGAGAGAACGATTCGCCCGTCGAAGGCAACGACAACGAGCCCGTCATGTAATAGACCTCGCGGGCCGTTTTCATGGCCTGCACGATCGCTGCGAAAAATTCCTTGCTCGGGCTGTCGGCCTGCAAATGCACGCCTTGCTTGACGGGCATCGGAGTAAAGCCGGCAGTCATGCGGCCGTCGACCCCCATTTGCACTTCGGCCAAATCGACCGCATCGACAGTGAAACCCTTGTCGCTCGCGAAGCCCTGAATTTGGACCGGCGCCGGGAACAGCCCCGGCACTGCGATCGTCAGGACTGCGTTTGCGCTGGTGATAGTGGTATTGTCCATGATCGTTCAGCCCCTTACATGATGTCGATAGATGCGACGGTGATCTTGTGGACCGCGCCGCCGTCGGTATACCAGAAATTGATAACCGGCGTGCCACGGTTGCCGCGCACTTGAGCGCCCGGGTCGAGCACTTGCAGGTAATAGCCCTGCTGTTCGATCAAGCTCGACACGTCGAGCCCGACCGCCTGATTGACTTGCGCCTTTTGCGACATCGACATCGACACGCCGGCACGGATCGAACCGAAATTCAGCGCCGCCGCGATCGGATCGGCCATCGCCGCACGAATCAGCGAATAGCCGGCCTCGTTGTAGGGAATGGACTTGACCGAAGTCAGCAAGCTCAGCAACGCAAGCTGAAATTGCGAATTGAGATAGACCTGATTGACGAACGTGTCAAGCCACTTCCACTTGCCGGGCATGTGGCCGTCATAGAGGAAATTGAATTGATCGTTTGCCGTCGCATAGATGCCATAGAAGCTGTATCCATTCGCGAGCAAGTTGGCGCCCGTCTGCTGATCGGTGCAGGTCGCGGCAAAGCCGCTTTGCGACTTGAAGGCGGCGGTAATGCGGCCGTTCCTCTGCGCGAAATCGATCGATGCCACGGTGCCGAGGACGAACGCGGCGAGCTCGGCCGTGTTATAGACAGGCATGACGCCGTCGTATTTCGCCGTATTGGCGACGACGCCGAAACAGGTCGTCGAGCCGTTGACGATCGCTTGCGCATCGGTATCCCACACGACATAGGCATACCTCTGATTCTGCGAATTGGCCCACGTTGCGAAAAGCACCTTGTTCGCGGCGTCGGGCTCCCAAGTGGTCATGAAATCGACCCAATTTTGCGTGGCGGCCTTGACGCGATCCATTGCGGTCGCCGGAGTATCGACGATGGCCCCTTGCGACAGAACGGCGCCGGTTGCGCTGGTCATCTTGAGCGAAGTCGCAAGCGTGCCGGTCGCATAGGTCATGGACGAAGCGGCGCCGGTCGTCACGCTGGTCAGCGTGAAAGTTCCGCTGACGGCGTCCCATGCGCAAGTCAGAGGGCTACCCGTAAAGCCGGCCGCGATCAGCGTCGCAGCGTTGCTAAAGCTCGTCGCGGCCGACAAGTTGATCGTGCCGGAAGTGCGAAGCGTGCCGTCAACCGTTGCGATCAGCGTGCCGCTCAACGCCTTGAGCTCGGTCAACGACATTGCTGCGAGCGAGCCCGAACGCAGCCAGCCGGCGCGGGCGACGTTGGCAAACGGGGCGAAATAGAGCGTTCCGGGCTTGATGCGCGAATTGTCAAAGCCGAGGAAATAGATTTTCGCGAGCGTCAATTCGTAAGACGACGGCCCGAAATAGGCGCTGACTGCGTCGGGGCTTGCGAAAGACTGAACGCCTGCGGCGGGCAGCAAGGCGCTTTGCGTCAGAATAACGCCATTCAGCGCCAGCGGATTGCCGCCGGAGCCGACGACGCCGGGATTTACGACGACGATATCACTTGCGGGAATGGACATTTCAGCACCTCGTTAAACGGTTGTCGAATCTGCGGCAGTCGTTGAATTCATGACGGCCACGCTAGCCGATTGGCTTGGAACGTCAACGCTTGGATTGTATTGCATCGAAGCCGTCAGCGTCCATCGGCTTTCGTACTGCTGTTCGCCCGTAACGAGCGCCGTCTGCCGCCCGTCATCGCAATAGAGCGGAGCGATACCTGCCGGAAACTGCGCGACCGCATACGGGCTGCGATAGACCGTTTTGACAGCGGCGCATAGATCGCCGGCATTGGGGGCGTAAAAATCGATTTGTATATCGATACGCTTCGGCCCGGTGATTGTTGCGAGCACGCCGATATCGTCAGGAACGACAACGGGCATGCTGAAATCCACTTGTATCAACTCAGTCAGAACGACGCAGGGCGTCGAAGGCATCGGCACGCGATTGGCTTGTGCTCGCACAATCTCAGCGCCCCCAACAAAGGGCGTCAGGAATGCGGATAGCGCATCGATACAGGCATCAACGGTCAAGTCGGCGGCGTACATGGCTAGCTTTGTAACACGACGGCGGCCTTTGTCCAAGTAGGCCAGCCCTCAAGCACTTTGACGACAAGCCACGTGCGGCCGTCGATATCGATCAGATCGCCGCCCGTGCCGTCAGGTCTGACGACCCCCGCGAGCACGCCACGGAGAAAAATGGCCTTGATTTGCCCCTGAATATTCAGGCCGTCAAGCTGTCGCAGATCGTTGCCGTCGAGCGCCTGCATTTGAGCGGGACCGACAACAGGCTCCGCATACGTCGGCACCTGCTTACGGCCGGCGCCGATCGCATATCCGGTCGAGCGACGAACGGACGCAGTTACGTTCGGATTGACTACGCTTGCGCACGAATTCGCAATGCCGCGCAGGTCCATTACGGCGTTACCTCAATGTCGACCGAGTTAAGCATATGCGACGAATCAATCAGCGGCTTTGCGAAGCCCTTTGCTGCGATCGTGCTGTCAGCGAGCTCCGGCGTTGTAAGGTCGTTGATGCTTTGCTGCAAGGCGCCTTTGATATCCTCACCCATGAGCGCGAGCACTGCAGGGCCGTCGTATTTATAGACCTTCGCGAGCTTCGCCATTTTCGGCGCCCATGTGGGCGATTCTTTGGCGATCATCTGTCGAAAGAACGGCCGCGGCGGGCGATTGTGAGCGGGATCGCCGTACTCATTCCAGAATGCCACGGCAGCGACGGGCGTGCCATCAGGGTACGTAGCGCCGGCCATGAATCCGACCCCCACGCTACCGCCGCCCATCTTGCGAGCGATATCCTCTAGCGCCTTCATGACGCCGTCGGCGCCCTTCAATACTGCGTCGGACATGGCACGTACCGAAAGCCGCGCAGGCTCGACGTGGCTTGCCAGAACGCGGCCCCGTATTGCGTTTGCCTGAACCATGCCCCGGAGCCCGGCGTCGCAGCCACGTCGTCAAACGACGCCGATACGGAGCCCTCAGAGGCTTGCGAGACACGCCCGACGGGGCGGGGCATGCCGTCAGCACTGAGCGCACCCCCGAGGTAAGCGAGGTGCGCGGTCAGCATCCAAAGCAACGAGGTTCGGCGTGTAACGTCCTGAACGGGGCTTGCGTCGCTGTTGGATAGATACAGGCCCGCGTCCGCAAAAAAGCCTTCGAGGGCCGGATCGGACACCTCTGAAAACTCCGCATAGCGGGCCTTAAATGCAGCCGCCGAAAAGGTCACGACGGCCATTGCCGGCTAGTCCTTGTCGGCCGGCTTGACGCCTTGCGCGTTCTGCGGCATTTGCTCGAAGCCGGTTTTTTCGGCAGCGACCTCTTGCGCGGCAGTATCGACGCTGACATCATCGGGCGCCTCGAAGATTGCGCCCGACAGGACTGCGGGAAACTTCGGATGCGCGGCCTTCCATGCGGCCCACAGTTCGGCGTCGACGTCGGTCTTGCCGTAGCCGCTGCCGATGATGCGCTCGCGATTGGCGCCGTTGAGCAGGACGGTTTTCGCCGGGTCCGCGGGATGCTCGATAATCAGGCCGGCGGGCAGCCGACAGCCGATAACGCGGGTGCTCGGGGTATTCTTTGCCATTGCGTACTCTCCTAGTTAAACGAACGCCGGGGGCGTCGCGGCCCCCGGCAGTGACTCGCGTTAAATGGCGAGCATTTGGGCGATCATGGCCGGCCGGAAAATCACCGACCCCCACGTGCCTTGCGACTTCTTCTGCTTGAAGCTGGATGCGCCGACGACGATCGGATGCGCACGCAGCTTCTCGGTAAAGGCGCAGGATACCGTGCGCTGGCCTTCGACCTCGTCGGCGATCAGTTGCAGCAATTCGCCGGATTGGGTCGTGTATTCCGGGGCGGTCTTGACCGTCATATTCGGGAAATTCTTTTTGAGAATGTCCTGCACGCTGACGTTATAGGTCGTCGTGTTGGTCAGATAGACCTCGGAAATCGGCGACATCGCCAGCGTCATGCGCGTATTCAAGTCGACCGTGCCGCCGGCTTGGGTCTGCAATTGCTTGAACAGCTTTTGCACGTCGGCGAGGATTTCCAGCGCAGTCGCAACGCTCCAACTCGTACCCGTGGCCGCCTTCGTGGTCGGCGTAATCGCCGCAGTCAGGTTCGGATCGTTCAGCAGACCGTAATTCTGCAGGCCGGAAACGCCGTAAAAATAGGTCTTGTTTTGGTACTTGTTAAGCGTCAGGACGCTCGCGATGTTGAGGCGGTTCGCCCAATCGATGCGGGCAAGCCCGGCCTTTTCGAGTTCCCGCTCGCCCCATTGCGTCACCACTTGGTAGTGGAACGATTGGCGTTGCGGGAAATTGGTATTGACGCCAGCGTTGCCGCTTTCGCTGTAGTCACCATAGGCCGAGGTTTGGCCGGTCGATTCGACCATCGAGAACATTGCAGTTTCGGTCGTCCAATCGCCCTTTTTGACTTCGTCGCCCGTGATTTCGGCCGCCTTCATGGGCGACACGAGCACCTCGATCAGCTTGGGATCGACGAAGGTCGAAAGGAACGCCGGGATACCGCCGTTGCTGGTGGTAACGAGCGTCGGCTGCGCGTCACAAGCGAAACCGTCTTGCGCGACGCGCAGGATCGGATTTTCGACTTGAAGCTCGGGCGACGCGACGCCCATAAAGTGCAGGCCGATGCGATCGCGCAGGGCTTGGAGGGTTGCATGCATGTTGGCTGCTCCTTACAGGGACATGACGCCGAGCTCGCCGGTCAAGCAGGCGCGAGTCACGACGAACGGGGTTTCGGTATAGCCGGTGATCGTCGCCCCGGCGGCGCCGGTACGGGTCGATCCGTCGGTCTTGCTGGCGAACACTTTTTGCCCGAGAACGGCGGCATTCGTGTTGGCCGTGAAGTAGTAATCGCCATCACGCATGATCGTGACGGGCTGGCCGGCGGGCACCACGTTGCCAGATTCAGCAAGGAACGTGGTAATGAGCGCCTGCTGCTCGCGATGCACGAAGCCCGACGGAACAGCCGCGGCGTCAGCATTCAGAACGGTGCCATCGGCCTGCGCCCACGCGAAGCGGCCGACAGTGACGCCGCCGACGCCGGCAACGAATCCGCCCTCGGGGGCGACCACGGACGAACGGGGGTTGCCGCTCGCGAAATCGCCGGCCACTGCCGGCGCGGGGGTCAAGTTGACCTGTTTTTGAAAACCGGACATGGTTGTTTACCTCCTGTTAGGCGTTGCGGAAACGCGAGGCCGCCGGGAAACGCTTGAAGGCGTCAGCGGAATCGTGGGCGACGGCCGGAACAGCGGCGGCCTTCGCGGAAGCGGCGCGGAAAAGTGCGCGGAGAGCCGGGACGCCTTCGACGCCAGCGCGGTCGACCTTGAGGTGATCGAGAGCGAAGCCGTAGATTTCGGCGGCGGAATCCATCGCAACATCGCCGACGACGTTGCGCACGTCGCGGGCAGCTTCCATCGCTTCGCGCATTTCGGCACGGAGCTTGGTGCTCATGGCGTCCATTGCGGCGTTGACTTCGTCTTTCTTCATGCCCTTGTCCTCGTCGGGGTCAGCATCGACGGCAGCGGGTGCGGCCGGAATCAATGCGCAAGCGGCCTCGATGGTAGCATCATCGACCTTGCCTGCCAACAGTTGCCGCAGTTTGTCGACGGGCGAAGCGTCGGCGACGGCGGTCGGCGAGGTGACGGGCTCGGGGTCGGCGCTGACATCGGTAAGCGCATCCATCAGGCTGCCGACTTGCGTCGGGTCGAGATTGGCGTCGAGCGCGAGCAGTTTGGCCGAAAGATCGGCCTTGTTGATCGTCTTGCGGTTCGCTTGACCTACCAGTGCGGGCAGTGCGGAATCCGCCGCCAATACCGGAGAGGCCGCGCAAAGTGCCGCAAAGAGGGCTTTGCCCAATTTGGTCATTTTCATGGCGGGAGTCCTTGGAAAAGGGTTGGCGTCGGCAACAAAAACGTCAGGTCCGGCGCGGCCGACTTCAACTAGCGCCAGATGATTACCCCGTATATCAGTCATACGACCGTCATAGGGCTGGCCTTGATACTCGCCGGGCTCCATGACGGGCACATACCGATAGGAACAGGACAATTCGCAAACTTGTTCGCTTTCAATCCCCGCAATCGCCGGGGCGTCCCATACGCAAATATCGGCATACAGGTACGGGTTGGAGAATTCCACACTCGACCCGATCGCGCCGACAATAAGCTGCTTCAATTCCGGGTCGTCGGCGATGCGCTCGACCGTGATCGGCACATGCTTTGACATGACCGGCAGCCGGGCGAAACTTTCGGCGCCCTTCGCCAATTCGTCAGGATCGCGAAGCAACTTGTACATGCGATCGGGGTCGAGCCCGAGCGCATCATAGCCGGGAATTTCGCGGCCGTAGTACGGGTTGACTGCAGCCTTACTAATGCGCGTGCGAGCGACATGCAGACGGCCGTCGGCGTCGATTGTTCGTGCGCTTTTGTCAAAGGCGTAACTCATGGTCGAGCATTATGCCCCAAATTGCTGAGCGCGAACAAAAAACGACCCTTCGCCGACACCTTGATTCGTGCCGGAGCTTTGCCAGCGGTAGGAGTACGCGCCCGACAGGTCGAGAGGCAAGTCGGCCGAATACTTGCCGACGGAGTCGCGGGCCGTCGCAAGTGTCGTCGTCGTCGCGTCAGGCTTGAGCACGGTCAAAGTAAGCGCCGCGGGATCGACAAACGCGCCTAGCAGGTTTGTTACCTCAAGCGTAAGGTGCGCGACTTCGCCCTTAACAAATTGCGTTGTCATCGTGCCGCCACATGAAAGGCTGTAGATTTGCGCATAGTAGCCTTAAATCGAGTTTGTGGGGCGGCCAGTAATGCGAAGATCGTCGCCCTCTGCGATTTTACGGCGAAATCGGCCCATGTGATTTCGGACAAATTGACGACGCTCGCGGCAACCGTCGCCCCGGCCATCGTGATCGCGGCATCGGCCTTCGCAGGGGCAGTCGCGGCAGCGGCAACCGTCGCCCCGGCCATCGTGATCGCAGCCGACGCCTTCGCAGGGGCAGTCGCGGCAGCGGCAACCGTCGCCCCGGCCATCGTGATC